CGGGCAATGAACCTAGTTGTCCACGTGGCCATTTAATTCTAAACTCTGTATTCTCCTCCAGGTCCTTTTCCATTATTTGTATACGTGTGTCTGCAACATTAAGACGTTCTATAATCTGAAAGTAACCCATTGTACCAAGTGCCACGATGATAATCAAAGAGGCAACCGTCTTCATTGGCATTTGAACGGCTGCCTCTTCCGATATGTTGAGTGGTTTTTTAGTCATAAATTATTTTGACCAAAGCCAATCTTTTACTTTTTTAAATGGCCATGAAACTATGTCCCAAACCCATTTTATAATTTTTTTTGCCATATCATCCTCCTTTATTATTTGGTGATTACAGATTAAACAATTACAACCAGGCACTGTCAAGCATTGAGCAGTGTTTGGTGTAGGTCCAACTCCCTTACAATGACAAGGATGAAGACAATTTATACATACTAACATTTCCATCTTCTTCTTGCCTGTCTTATTCTAGAATTAGGATCATTTCTAGTTTTTGCACTAGCTCTTTTTAATTGTCCTAAAGATCTTGCACAATAACTTTTTCTTCTTTTTGCAGCTTTTGATCCTTTTTTGACTTTACCTGTTACAGCTGTTTTTAATTTTGATCCGGGGTTTGCTCTTCTATAAGCAGCCACACCAGCTGCAGTCATTCCCGCACCCTTTTCAGTTGGTCTGAAATTTTTTTTATTTCGAGCTGGCATAACATCACCACCTCTTTTAAATTCTTCAAATTTTTTATACATATTAACCTGTATATGTTATAGTTACACTTCCACTTGCTCCAGTCAAATTATATACTAATCCGTTCTTTAATAATATACCAGAGCCAGGCACATAAACTTCTAATCCCTCAGTTCCGTAATTAAATGTGGCTTTTGCATTTCCAGGTGAACTAGCATCAGCAGAATCATAAAAAACAATTGCTGCTGACGCTATGCCTTTTGCTTGTATAGAGGTAATTCTCATTCTCCCAGCTTTGCCAAGAGTATTTGCACCAACAGTAGTCAATGTTAGTACATTTTGATCTGATGAAAAACTACCTCCACCACTCATAATTATTTATTCGAAGTTGTTAGGTTAGGACCTGAAAACTTATCTGTTAACAAAGTATATGCTGTAACATGTGTTTTTGTTTTACAAAAAATACCTTTTGGAAACAAAATACCGTCTTCTGGAAAATTAAAATTAATAACATCACCTGTTGGAACATCTGCAAAAAACAGAGTTGTTCCAGAATTTGAGGTAGTAGTTAATTCTAACTCTCCTGCACCACCACCACTCGAAGCAATAATTATTCCACGTAGTCTAACAGGTGCTGCAATAACTGCGTTTGGCCCTGCCGCTGCGTTAGATCTCGTTGCTTGTATGTCAGTTTTGGCTGCCATTTTATTCTCCTAGTTTGTGGCTCCCAAAGGAGCCACTAATTAATTAACCATATATTTTATACGCAATCACCCAAGTAAATAATCCTTGAGCAGATGCATTTGTAGTATTTGTGATCTGTAAGAATATATCTCTTGTTGCATTGATTGAGGTGTTAACTCTTGGAGACGCAGCAGGTGAAGCATCACTTGCAGTTGTATCTAATAGAGTTAAAGTGTAATGAGCACCTTCAGGTACAGTAGTTCCACCATCTAAAATTTCATCAGTAGATGCAGCTACTAATTGAGCACCGCCTGTAGCAGTTCCAACTTTGTAACCAATGTCACCTGAAGCAACAGTGGGTGCAGATGTGCACACAAGCTGAATGCTTGTAATAATTGATCTTGCAGGTTGTGCGAACGTAACCTCGTTTGTTCCCGCTGTAGATTCAACTTTTGCAGTTGCCACAACACCTTGACCTTGTATTTGTGTTCCAACGTACTGACCAGATGAATTTATCTCAAAAACATTTGTGAAAGCACCTGTTGAAGTATTTTTAGTAGCACCAATAAAACCGTTTTCCGATCGTACCGGTCCGCTAAATGTAGTATTTGCCATAATTTTCTCCTTTGTATAGCTTTGATTATGCCGTCTCTATACCGTCTGCCTAGCCAGTCGACATAATAGTTTTTTCTAGGTCTTTTGATTATATAGGAAATAGTGCAGTTATCCAATAGGTTACCAACTTTGTATCTCTCCCATGTTGAAAGCTATTGCAAATTTGGAAGAATCCTCTTCATTTGGTGCGCAGCCATGTGTTAAAAAACCACTAAAAACCACAAATACACCAGGTTCTGGTTTTACTTCCTGTCTTATTTCAGGAAAAATCAAATTTTGATTTGATGAATTTAAATAAATAACTCCTGAACAAGGATGCCCAGAATGTTTATGAAAACTGGTAAAACTATTTTTTCTCAATTCTATACCCCATGAATGCACAAGATTAAAAGGCTCAAGTTTAATTTCACTGTTGATATAATAAACAATTTTTCTTAAAGGATCTAAAAATTTTTCTTCTTTATTAAAAAATTTCCAATCAGTCATCAAACCTTTGACATTAGTGATTGGTTTAAACTGATGCTCAGTTCCCCAACAACCTTTTATTGTTTCTATTAGATAATTTGAATCTAAATCTATTTTACCTTTAATGAAAAAATATTCTTGTTCTATTTTTTTATTGAAAAACTTTTCAATGAACATGGCTTCAAATAACACAAAAAAAAGGGCAGTGCAAATAAATGCACCGCCCCTTTTAAGTACCCGTTGTCGGGTTAACTGTTAACTATTAGCTAGTTGGTAAGTTTCCGTTACCAAAAATACATCTTGGATCAGAGAATCCAAAAGAGTATCTTTCTCTAGCTTTGAATCTTACGTTTCCAGTATCGAAGTCACCTTCCATTGCAGTTTTGATTGGTGATCTAACAAACATTTTTAGTCCATTAGGCACATCAGTCAATAAGAAGAAAGAATCTGTATCAGTTAGGAAGTTATTCACTGAATATCCTTCTGGTACCATTCCCATGCTTCTTACAGCATTGATGTCATTATCTGCAGTTCCTGTTCTCATAGGAGACTTCATAATTCTCTCAGCAGTAAATTGTAATTCTTTTGGAATTATCATTTTTCTACCTTGAGCAGCTATTCTTAAGCCTCTCTCATCGACAAAACCAGCAATGTCAATCAATGACTGCTCTAGTGAAGTTTCGTTAAGATCTGCAGCTGTTGCTAAAACATTCGAGAAAGTTCCTCCTGTTGCAAGTGGGTGAGAGTTGTTAATTAATGATACTCCGTCACCACCTGTTACAGTTGTAACTTGCGCGTTGTTTAACACATTAGCAGCTTTAACTTGCTTCGTGTTTGCCATAGATCTTGCAAGAGCTCTTGTGTATCTCGCTGCAAGTCTATCATATAGGTTATCTTCGATTGCTTCTTCAGTAATTGCAAATGCTAAAGCAATAGTTTCGTGGTTGTATCTAGCAGTGAAAGTTTCAGTTGCTTGATCAAACACAACTCCAGCACCTTCTTGTTTAGTTGGTGCAGAAGCGAAACCTGCTAACATTACTTCTTCTTCAAAAGCTCTGTCAGATGTTTCAGTAGCATAAATCTCAGCATGCTGATTTTCATATCTACTATATTCCAGGCCGAATAAAGCATTCAAACCTGGCTCTAGTTCTTTAACTAGTTGTGATCGTGATATCGCCATAGTTTAACTCCTTTACGCTATACCTGTTCCACTTCTATAGAAGTGATTGTTGATTCTAACTAGTACATTCGCATTTGATGTAGCAGTGTCAGAATTTTCTGGATCTTGCGAAATATCAATTGCTTGAACAGCAAAAGTTGTTGCAGTTCCAGAAACACTAACGTCTAGCATCGCTTGTGAAATACCAGTTGTTGTACTACCATTGTTACTGTCTAACGAGTAGTTTTTGAAAAGATCCGCTCTTGTAAAAGCAGCATCCGCATTCATCAAAAACACAGCATCTGGATCATCAACAACGAAAGCAACAATGTCACTTGCGTTTGTTGAAGCCGGATAAAAGTTTTTGTATGTAGGCTTCTGCGTAGTTGGATCTGTGTAAAAACATCCGTTAAATACACCCACAACAGCTTCCGATGTATTGAAAACATGTCTCTCAATATTTCCAGTTGATACAGGTATTACCAAATCACCTTGGAAGATATTTTGATCGTAGTTAGCTTTAATCGTATATCTGTTTTGAGCACCAGCCAATGGAGTACCATCTAGTTTTCTGTATGGTCTTAGACCAAACTTTTCTAGTTGATTTGCCATAGTTGTTTAACTCCTTTTAAACGTTTTTATTTATCCAAGCTACTTGTAGGTATCGCAAAAATATTACTTCTTACGAGAACCGCCAAAGGTAACTCTAGACTGCCTATCAATATTGATTGGCATGTCCGGGTGTTGTTCCTTCATAAGATCCCTATCAATCGCGTCTGTTCTATCTTGAGTAATTTTTTTAAAATACTCAGCACGTTGTTTCAGAATCTCTTCTGGTATCCTTGCCAACACAAGGCCCCCAATTCCGACAAGCCCAGCATGTTTGCCTTCAGAAATGACTGGATAATCGTTTGGACCAATTTCACTTATAAGTGTATCAGCCTTCACAAATTCCCAACCCTCTCTCAGTTTTTTCGAAACGTTTGCAACGTCCTCAAAACCTGCAATTGCAGTTCGTATCCATCTATGTGCATACCCCTGCGGAGCAGCTGGCGCATCCAAACTGGATGGTGGAGTCCAATCTTTTTTTCTAGTTTGCTTAATTCTAGTTTCAGACTCGCGTGAAGTTTTTACTTTTTCCATGTTATACTCCTTCCTTCACGTATTTTGCGTATTCCTCTAGTGGCACCCCTAATTTCTTAGCGATAACTACCTGTGATTTGGTGAGTTTCACAGACTTGCGTCCACCTGATCTTCTACTTACAGAGGCAACATTTTGGACGGGTGCTGCCTTCTGCGGTTGTTCTTCAGTTGAAGATTCGGCAAACTTCTGAGGGAAATATTCCTTCATACGTTTGTTGATTTGATTATAATACTCATCACTTTCCCCGTCAATTCCCTGCTGTATAAGATCCTCGTGGATACTCATAGCAGCACCAGTAAGCACTCTATCTGATCCAAACCAATCATTTTCTTCAGCCCATTTCTGCGCTCGTGGACTGATTGGAGCTTGTGGTTGTGCCTCCTGTTGGACTTCTGGTTGTGACTCTAGTTGTTTTTTCTGTGTCTCTTTTTCACTTAGAGACATAGAAACCTTTTCTTTTTCTACAGCCAATTTGGTAAGCTGATCATTTGCCTCCATAATTGCTTCTGTATTATTTTCATCAAGAGCAGCTTTTAAATTAGCTTTAGCTTTATCTCTTTCTGAATCGATTCTAGCATCATATTGTTTAAGATAATTTTCATCTGTCTCTTGATATTTCTTTTCAACAGAGTCAAATTTTTCTTTTAAGCCTTTTGCATAATCCATTGCAGCTTGTTCTCTTCTTTCTGCTTCACGAATTTGAAAAGTAAGTTTTTTTATTCTTTTTTGAACTTTTTCAGAGTAATCTTCTAAATCCCCCTTATCATCCTCAACCTTTTGCTCTATTGGTTGTGGTTTTTCTTTAGGTTCTTCTTTTGTCTCCTGTAAAAGTTCTTTTGCCGATTTACCACTTTGTGTAACATCAGTATATCCTAGATCGACATTTTCTTTTTGTGCAAAAGACTCATCGGGTTCTTTTGGACTTTCAATATCGACATTTTCTTCATTGACACCATCTGTGTCTAACTCCACTTCGGGAGCTTTGTTTTCTTCAGCCATTTGTCCTCCTTAATAATGGTGCAAAATATCTGATGGGTCTGCAATTTTTGCTATGACTTCATCGTCATTCAAAATTCTTACTTCACCACCTTCTATCTTGAATCTTGAGCCTGCGTATCTACTAAAAATTATCCAATTATTTAGTTCGCACCAAGGCCCTTTTGGAAATTTATCTTTGTCTTGATAACAAAGATCTCCCATTTTCAATACAAGGCCACAAACTGTAGTCATCTGTATTGTTTCTTGCGTTGTATCAGAAAGAATAATTCCACCCTTTGTTTTTTTAGGTCCAGCATATGGTAAAACCAATAATCTGTATCCTGTAGGTGTAGGTAGACTTTCTAATGTTGATTTTTTGATCGCTTTGGGATCAAGGACTGTTTTGACTTCTTCTTCAGCTTTATAAGCGTCTAAGAGTGCTTCAGTCCGTTTCGGTGTCTCCGTGGACTTGTTCATCTTCTATCTCCTGTTTATCCAGCAGGTCTTTAAGATCCTGTTGCAAATCTTCTAAAGATTTGATTTGACCTCTAACATATTGTAGTTGCTCCATACTGTCAACACTATATATAGCGGTATCCTTGAGTCTATTTAAACGTTTTGAGATAGCTCTTTGTACTAAAGATATTGTATTAAGATCCATAAGTTCCCTTCCAATCTTTAGGATAATAATTGAAATTAATGTTTACTCTCACTTGTTTGTCAGTTTGTGAGGTTCCTCGATGCTTAATGTTAGAATCAAATATAACCATTCTATTTTTAATACTTTCTATTTTTTCTCCTGTTTCAAATTCTGTGTAACCATTGTTATCATTAACATAATAAATTGAAGTTACATTATCGTCATAATCTGTATGAAAACCATGTAAAACTCTCTCATCAGTCAAAGTAATACAATTTGCTTTTACTCTGATTAATGATTTTACCTCTAATTTTTCAACAATAGGTTTTATTATTAGATAATATTTTGAAGTAATTTCATTTTCGAAAAAAAATGAGTGAACAAACTGAAAATGTTTTTTTGGATCTTTCATCTCATGATCCCAATGAGTAATTATATTGTGATAATACCACGGGAACATCGGGTGTATCATATCGTTTTCAACTCTGTCCGCTTCTTCTTGAGATAAATAATTATCTATAACTTTTATACTTTTTGAAGACAAATTTTGTGATCTCCTTTTTCTAAAACTTTAAAATCCCACCAATGTAAAGCCTGGTAGACTGATTTCATTTGATAGTATTTATAGTCATCAAATACAAATCTAGTTCCTACTCTTGATCTATCTGCAAACCATACTGCTTCTCTTAGAACATCAACTGTTGTGTGTGGCCCGTCAAAATGTACTAAATCATATATTACTTCTTCCTTAGAAAATCTGTTCATAAATTCTCTATCTGTCATATGGAAAAATAAAAAATTTTTTTCATCTTTAAAATCTTCTAACATTTCTTTTTTCATTTCATCATCATAATTAGCTGTAATTGGTTCTTGATTATCAAAGTGGACGTAACTCAAATTGTTATATGGATCTATTGCAATGTGATGATAAGGAATATCCTTAAGTTTCATCTGCATTGCCATCATTATTATCTTAGATCCTAAACCTCTACGCACACCTATTTCAGCTGTAGTTACGTGTTTTGGATTTTCTGGTAATGGAAGCTCTAAAGTCCATTTTCGTAGAAGTTCGTATTCTACTGAATCTCCCTCTATTGTCATAGAGGCACTATATAAATTATTTAAGCTTTTGCAAATGTTTTAACATTGGTTGGTTTACCACCAACACCTTGAGCTTTACTTCTCTTTCTTGCAACAGCAGAACGCCTTTGCGATTCTGTCATTCGGGCTGCTTTTGCAGCAGGCACGCATTTGGGGTATTTTCTTTTTGATCCACTTGCAGATTTTCTTCCACATT